ATTTTCTACATACTTTTTATGTAGGAGTTTTTTAGTTTCTAATTGTCCACTTGCAGATTGTTTTGTTGCAATTACCCCATCAGGTGATGTTCCATCATAAACTTCCATGTAACCTGTGTTTGTATTCATTTTCATAGGGAAAGTAATTCCATCTGGTCCGAATCTGTTTTTCATAATATGAGCTCTTGCAGTATCATTCAATTTATCTTTTGATTTTCTACTAACACTCATAATAAAATCGGCATTCATTACTTTAGCATAAGAATCTGCAATCTTATCTGCTTCAATAACTTCGGAATCAATTGCTGAACGGTTAGTTTGAGATGCAGTCCAAATTGGTATTTCCAATTCGCCACTCATTCCACGAAGGTCAATATATACCCCTCCTTGCTCTGCATAAGTAGAGTCTGACTTATTAGAGTGGGAGAGTAAGAGGTCAGCATAATCCACAATGATAACATCGGGTTTGTTATCTAACGTAACCATTTTCTCAATATGTTGCTGTAACCTTTTTACTGAAACACCCTTTGGAGGAAAATATTTTATCAATAATTTCCCATCAAGATTCGTGATTTTTGCTTTGACCTCATCTTTCTTTTCCTTCAAATCGGTGGAAGGAATGCCAGTAAACACAGTATCATATCTAGCACCAACGTAGTGCTCTGATAATTCCATTGTGTAATGTACTACACTCAAACCTTTCCGAACAGCTTCTGCACCTATTGCGGTGAGAATCCATGTTTTTCCTACACCCGAAGGTGCTACAACTACTCCAAGTTCACCAGGTCCTAATCCACCATCCATCAGTGCATTAATTGGCTCCCATTTAGTTGGAACTGTTGTTCTATTTATTTCCTCGGCTCTTAAATCAAAATCTTCGATATAATTTAATCCTAAATTGGTTTCAGTACCAACTTTCATAGCCGAATCTACTAATTCTTTTATTCTATCATACGAACCAGCTTGTAACAAATCAACTGATTGTAAGATTACTCCTTTTAAATTTTGATTAATACAAAAGCTTTTGAATTCATCTTTTATATAATCTAAATCTACATTACCAACATTTGTAAAAACGTGTCTTAGTTGTTCTACTGTTGTTTTCTTTAATATTTCATTATCAACCTTTGATAGTTGAGCTTTGAATACATCTAATGTTGGTGGTTTTTTATACTCCGAATGATAATTTAGTATTTCAGATACAATCCATTTATTTGCATCGTTCTCAAAGAACTTTGCAGTTGTTATTTCACTAATTGTATCAAGAAATTTACCATCAGTCAATAATGCGGATAATACCTTCGATTGAAATGATTGTCCGAATTTTGATAATGTATCTATTTGTTCTGCCATTGACTCTTTTTAAAACTTATACAAATATACGAAATTTATTTTTAATATCCTAATTATTCTGTTATTAAATTACCAAAAGTGGTTTTTAACCAATCATTGATATCTCCAAAGTTTCCGATTACTTTGTATTTTAGTAGAATTTTCATAAAATCCATTTTATTTAGTGGAGTGATTGGCTCGTTAAACCTATCTAAAGTTTTCATCTTTATAGTACCACTAATATCAACATCATGTAGTTGCATCAAATCTTCATTAAGTAAGATTTGTCTTTTGGATTTTAAAATATCATTGTATATTTTTATTTTTCCTTTTGTTTCCTCTGATTTTTTCTCAGCAAGTTCTAATAAATCATTTACTGATAATTTCTTATCTTCTGTTATTTCAGGAAATCTTTTTACTACGGTCTTAATCCCACACCCATAAACACCAGGTATGTTATCGGATTTATCACCATCTAATACTCTATACAATAAAAGATTCTTGGATTCGATGCCATATTCTTCTTTTACCATTTTGGTATTATACATTTTCTTTTTGGTAGGTGACCAAACGATAGTTGTATCATCAATCAGTTGAAGGAAATCCTTATCTGTTGACATTACTACCGCTTGTTCATCTTCCTTGAGAATTTTAGTGGATATATAAGCCATGATATCATCGGCTTCAACACCATCGTATATCATAGTTGTAAGAGGTAACCCATCTAACATTTCGTTTAACCAAACGTATTGTCTTTTCATAGATTCTCTTTCATCCTCATCATTCATCATACCTTTATATGCACGATTTACTCTGAGTTTGTTAGAATCTCTTTGAGCTTTATATCCACTAAATTTCTTCTTTCTTTGTGTAGAACCACCTTTCCCATCGAACACTACAACAACACGAGTTGGTTGAGTTTGTCTAATTGCATATCCAATCGATTTGAGAACACCAGTTGCACCACCAACATGGTCACCATCTTCATTCATTGTAGGAATGGATGACCAACATCTGATAAATGTATTTAACCCATCAATAATTAAAACACGAGAATTCTTGTGTCTATTGATATTCGTTTCTCTATCGGTTTCAACCGAATCTAAAATGTTTTTGTAGAGTTCTTTCATTATATAACTTCTTTTGTTGGAGGAAAGTATTTTTCTAATGCTTCTATTCTATCATCAGCATCTACTAACTTAATCAGAGCTTCCTCTGCATTTTTGTAGAAATCTTCAGTAGAATGGTCACCAATTCCAACTGCCTTATTTTCCAATAAGTCAAGAGATAAAAGTGCTTTAGCTTTATCAGCTTCAGCACTTAATCTCAACATTGTAACTAATTTACTCATATTGATTTTTGTTTTTACTCGTTAATTCCAGGTCCTTTCGTATCTATTTCCATAGCATCAATATCTAAAGTATCAGATTTATATTGTAAGATTGTTTCTTCACATATCTTTTTATAAATTTGTTCTCTGAGTTCAGTATTCTCATCCATCAAAGGAATAAAATCTTTTGATTGAAATTTGAATTCTTCACCAGTTTCAGTATCAACGTATGCATACCATGCACCTGCTTGTTTTACTAGTTTGTTTTCTTTCATAACAGATAACCATGAACCATAGTTATCAATCCCTCTGTCAAAGTAGATTTCAAAATCGGCTGCTCTCAAAGGAGGTCCCATTCTGTTTTTTACTACTTGACAACGAACTTTCATTCCCACTGTCTTATCCTTACCATTTACCTTCATCTTGATTTGTCCCATATTCTTCAACCTTAATCTTACAGATGCGTGAAAAGCAAGAGCTTTACCACCACTTGTAGTCCAAGGGTCACCGAACATAGCATTCATCTTCTGTCTTAATTGGTTAGTGAATACTAATGAGATTTTCTGTCTACCAATCATATTGGTAATCTTTCTCATCGCCTTCGAGATAATAATAGCTTTATCAGTAGCATATCCATCTTTCTTATAATCGGATGCTAATTCATTAGTTGTAGAAGCAGCCGCAACTGAATCTACTACTATTGTTACTATTTTATCTTTGGAAGTTTCTCTAACTTTCTCAATGATAGTTTCTGTGAAATCAAAGATTTGTTCAACCGAATCTGCGGTTACATAAAGAAGTTTAGAAACGTCAACACCGATTGCTTCTAAAAATTCTCTACTTACTGCAGTTTCTGTATCAATAAGAACAGCAACACCACCTTGTTTCTGTGTTTCCGCAAGGAGGTGTGCTGATACTAATGATTTTCCTGATTGTTCTAATCCTGTGATTTCAGTTATTCTACCAACAGGCAAACCACCATAAGGACGATTGGAAACAGCTACATCCAACATTGCACATCCGGTTGATATCCACCCATCTACATTTGTAGGAGCTTCATCATCATTAAGAAAAAATGCTACTTTGGAATCTTTCGATTGTTTGTTCAACTCACCTGCTAGAATATCAGCCAGGTCAAGCTCTTTTACTGCTTTCTTTTTCGCCATTAAATTGGTTTTTAGTTGTTAAATAAGTCATCAAATGCCGCAGCTACATCATCAGTTTTCTTTACTGATTCAGTTGTAGTTGGTGCAGTTTGTGTTGGTTGAGATGGAGTACTTTGAGATAAAGTACTTTGAGATACAGTTTCCTTCTCACCCTCACCACTTGGATTTAACCATCCTTCTAATACTGATTTTAATTCATCATAAGATAATTCAGAATATAAATCTGTAATTTCAGTTTGTGATTCCAAGAATTGAGTTACTTTCGCCTCATCTTCAGTTACTGCAGATGCATTTGGTTTAACTCTAATAGTAGTAGTTGGATAAGTAGTTCCAGCTTCTTCTGCTGATTTGTACTCGATTGTTAAATCTCTACCACTAGTTGGGTCTGTGATATCTCCGTAATCTGGGTCAGCAATGTATCCAAGAATTTCTTGATATACTGTTTTACCGAATCCCCAAAAACGAACTCCTTCACCTTCTTCACCTCTCACAACAACAGGTACAAAAGTACGAAGTTTTGGCTCCATAGCTTTCGCTGCTTTCCAATCTTCTTTATCTCCCATTCTTTTTAGTTTATCTGCAAACTCTACAATAGGGTCTGGTCTACCAAATGATTGTGGTGATAAATAAGTTTTGTTGTTAATGTTGTAGTGAAAGTACAGTTCAATAAATGGATTATCCTTTTCGAATTGATAAGGAACTATTCTCACTTGGTGTTTACCAGGTGTTGGTTTCCATAATGAATCTGATTTACGTTGTGTGTTTTGTAGTTTGTTCAGTCTACCTCTGATTGCGTTAATGTCTAAAGCCATGATTTTTACCTTTTAGTGTTAATTATTAATTGTTTAAGTTTAAAGTTTTGAGTGCTAAACTAGTAACACTCGGTGTATATATAAATATAAAGAAACCTCAAAAAACACCGAATTTTTTTGGTTACTTATTAACAATTTACTTAGCCCATTTATCTCTTTGTACAAGTTGTGAGATTATACCATAAACAGATAAATCTTCGTAAGTATCTTGAATATTTTCTCCTACTTCATCAGGTTGTCCTTTAACAACTAATTGAAGTAATCTTTGAATTTTATCATTTTTTCTGAACCATAAACCTGTTAAAGCAACTTTCTTATCATCATCAGTTTCCAATTGAGAACCAACTGAAATATTACCCGGTCCATAGTTTCTTTGTTTCTTACAAAATGTTACATACATTTCATCTAAGATTTTTTTGAACTCATCACAAGTTTGTGGGTAAGTTCTTTCACAGAATTCTACTGCATTTTCAGTAGGTTGTGTAGTTTGTTCTATCATACTTTTCTAATTTGTTATACAAATATACGAAATTATTTTCATATATCCAAATCTTTTTTAATTTTATTTTAATTCATCTTGTTTAGGAGACCCATGTCTATCGTAATAATGTGGGTAATTTTCTTCTCTATTTTTTCTAGCTCCGTAAAATATATTCCAAATTGTAAAAAATACATATACTGAAAATATACATCCACCTACTATAAACATTGCTATATTCATAATATTCGTCTTTGTCTAATTGCTATGGCGAATAGTAAAATAGTTCCTGCCCAATGTGCCGAGTATTGAGCTTCTTCGGTGTATCCGAATAATCCTAATCCAATTGAATAACACATACAAATGAATGCTATAATAACTGGATACCATGTGTTTAAAAATTTCTTCATAATATAATTTTTTATTAATATGCTTGTTTAATTGTGTAATTGAAAAGTGCTCCACAATCATCATCTTCATCTACAAGATTTTCTGTAACTTCAAAATAGTCTGGTAGTATTTCTTGTAATCCCTCGAAATCTACTTTTTGCCAATACCCAAACCTAAGTGTTAAGCTTTCTCTATCATATCCGATTTCAAAATCAGATGAACCATACCATTCTCTTATTTCTTTAAATTTTTTATATCCTATTCTCATACCTCGTATTCTCTATCTTTAATATCAATTTCCTTCATTAACAAGTCATATGATAACTCGGTTGGGTTATGGAATATAACCTCGTGGTCAATATACTCAAACTTCTCCATATCATTGGATTGTTTTTCTACTATCTTAGATAGTTTACCTTTCATATCTTCAGTCCATGTTGCCACATCTGATGATACTTCCATTGTGAACTTATGTCCACCTTTTGGTTTCCAATGAGTTGTTCCCTCATGAAATCCATAATTTTCGTAATACTGAGTATCAATTGTAATTATTGCCATTGTTTTATATTTTAACTAAACATTCTATTCCAAGTTAACCAAGATGGTTCATTCACCTTCTTTACTCTACCACCGATAACTACCCTACTGATAGTACATCTATCTCCACACTTGGAAACATCAAGTAGTAGAACACCTGTATTTACACACTCAGTACCAACAGCACTTCTCAACTCACCAATCTTATCAAACCCATCAATCGGGTCACTTACACTTAAATTTATCATATTTTATATTTTAAAGGTTTATTTCTTTCATTATATCATTAAGAATATTATTAAATATCATATCTGTTTTCTTTTTTTCTTGATATTTTTTCTTATTGATTATAGAATTTTGTTTTTTGATTATCGTATTAAGAGCAGAAATTACATCATTTTTAGTATCACCGATGATACCAACTCTCCACTTTACTCCATCTATATTAAGTGAATCACCTAAGTTTCTCTCCCACTTAGATAACATATATTGAACTCCAGTCAATATAGTTTCACTTTCATTCATTTTTACTAATCCTATGTGTGTTTCGTTTATCATTTTAATTGTTTAAAGGGTTTAATCATCACTCATTTACTATGTAAATATACGAAATTTATTTGGATTATACAAGCTTTTTTTCATTTATTTTCAATTAAATAATTCCCAATTCTTTTCCTCACCATACGCTTGAACCTCATATGGATGATTACCATAATGATATCCCATATCATAATATCTTTTGAACCAAGAAGGGGATTGTAAATAATGTTGGTACTCGTGAACTAAGGTCTGAATGATATGTTCTCTACTTTTCATATTAGGATAGTAGATAACAATACTATTATCAGTTCTATCAAACTCAGCATGACAATCATCTTGTTCACCTTCTGCTTCTGATTCACCACTATATCTAGCATAGATATTATAATGAGTTTCTACATAAGGAGTACACTCTGGTATAAATTTAGAGTAACCATAGTGTTTCTCTATCTTTGGATAAACTTCGTTGATTATTGTTTGGACTTGTTTCTCGGTCATATCTTTCTTATTTACTATGTAAATATACGAAAAATAAATGAGAAAACCTAATAAAAAGTGAATTATTTTTGATTAAATTCGATTACCTCGAAGATTCGTGTAGAAATTTTCTTTGTTCCTTCTACATTGGTAACTATAATGGAGTTTTTGAACTTTGTCCAATCTATTGAGAATTTTTTATCCAATACACCACCATTTTCTTCTTTAACTAATTCGTTTAACGCGTTAATAGTATAAAGAGTATTAGACTGTTTCTTCCTATGAACCAATATGGTATCACCTAATGGTCTTTCTGGTCTAAATGATGTATCTATATTATATGTAATAAATAACTCATCTAAATTACCCTTATTTTGAAGAACATAAATATAGTTATAGACAATGTGATAAGTTTCTCTTATTTCCTGAAGAACATCCTTTAATTTGTCTTTTGTCGTGAATGTACATAATAACTGTGTTTGCATAAAAATTTTACCCGCATAATATTCCTATATAAATATAAAAAATAATATTGGAAACGTTAAAATTTTAACAATTCGTAATGTACCTTGAATTAGAGGATTCTCTTGAGGTTTATTTACCTTTTGGATTAGTTCTTTGTGATTTTACTTTTGATTTAACACATTTCTTCATATCATCTCCGAATGCCGAAGCTACTTTTTGTGAAGTACCCGCGGTTCTCCATGTATCTTCTGCAATTTGTGTTTCATTTCCATCTTCACTTTTTGATTTAATAACAATAGAACCAGTTTCCGCATCTATCGAACAAGTTTCTCTTAAATGTTTTTTTAACCCATCTCTATCACCAGGTGGCATTTTATATCCACTTTGTTTAGCTAAACAATTTCTTATATTAGAGGGTTTTGCTCCAACTACTCCCATTTGAATTACCATTTTATCATTATCATCATCTGGCATATCGATATAAGAATCAAAATGTAATGCAGCCATTACCGTACCAACGTATGCTTGTGTATGTGGTCCGTTTTTTCCATCCTTTGGAAATCCTAATTTTTTATCAGATTCTCCAACTTGGTTAACAACGTTTTGATGTGCAATTTTAACTGTTGATTGTTCTTTTTGTTTAATACTTCCGGCTTGAGCAACACTAGAAGCTTCTATTGATGATGATTGTCCTCTAGCCTCTAATTCTTTTCTAATTTTTTTTAATTCATTATGTCCTCCAGTACTAACCTCACCTACCTTAATAAATAATTTAGTATATGGTGAATATGGTACAGATGTATCGTTTGTAGTATGCCAATCATCATCACTCATAAATTGTTGTGTAGTGGTGATTTTTTCTTTATCTGACATATTATTCCATTGTTCTTCGGAAATTTTCTTATCATCTAAATAACAACCAAATTCATGACCAGGTGATGGTTTTCCTGTTTTTTTAGATTTTTTTCGTTTTAATCCTCGTTTTTCAATACCTACTTCACCACTTCCACCTTTTAATAGTTTTTTACCAGCAAGAACTGCTACGTTTACAAAATTATCATCAACCGTTACCTTTACTGAACTTTTTAATGATTCTTTAGCAACAGTTGTTACCATTCTAATACCATCATTTATAGATAATGTTACCTTTTTAGCAACATCTTCACCGAATTCTCGTTTCATAACTTGGAATCTAGCGTTTGGTGTAGTATTGTTTTGTGGGTCATCTAACTGACTACTCTTTTTGTTAGAAACAGATACTATAAATTTTCTTCCATTTTCATCTTGTCCAACAACATATGTATCATGATATTTTCTAAACTTTTTAAAAGATTTTAATTCCTTTGCATAATAATCTCTATCTTCTTTTGATGAATTTTCATCATTTACTCTTTCTTCTAAATCCGCTTGAACTCCATCATCAATTTCTGAGGTTGATTGTATTGTATTAAAGGGTTTTGATGTATCCATACGACTTTCTCCCAAAAGCTCTTGGGTTGCCAATGCCCCATCAAACGCTGCTCGCATCCAATCTTTATAACCGTTTTCACTTCCTCCAAAACCAGATGAGCTTGATAATACATTTGGTTTAGGCATATCTTTCATTCTTTGAAATTCTTGTTCTGCATAAACTTCTCTAGTAGCTAAATAATCATATGCATCATCATTATATGGTTTTTCGAAATTTAAATCATTTAAAAGTCTTTCTTCAGGTGCTGAAAGTTTTTTCTTGGCTTTTAATTCCTGTACTACCTTACTTATCTGTTCTCTATTTTCAGCCCCATAATCATTATAATCAAGTGTATCTACTGCATTACAATATCTACTTTCACCTTGACTTGCTGCTTCACCACCAGCTCCAGCTTCTCCTGCATCTCTCAATCGTGCAGTTTCTTGTTGTTTTGATACAAGCTCTTCAGTTGATAATGGTTTGATATTTGTAGATGTACCATTCTGCTTTTCCTCTTTATCAGCTACTCTTGCTTGACGTTCTGCTTCTTTTTTAGCATAATCAGATTTTGCACCAATTGTTTTCTCTACTGCATCTTTATTATCGGTATCTTGATTATCCTCACCACCCTTTTCAATTGACTTATAAACACCAGGTCCTTCTTTG